TCAACAAGCATGATAGAATTAATTTTAGAACTATTAAAGACGGGTGATTTTTACGGAGTTTCTAAAATTGTTGACGTGGCAAAAGGAAAACACGAATTAACGGGAAATGTAAAAAAGATATTTAAACAAGAAATAAGAAAATCCAAATGGCAGAAAAAAGGACGATAGAATTAGAAATTCAAGACAATAGCAAAAGTTTAAAATCGCAATATAAAGAAGCGATTCAGGAACTTCAGAAAGTTAGTCAGCAATACGGTGAGACTTCAGTACAAGCGGTAAAAGCCGCAAGGGCGGCGGCGGAATTAAAAGACCAAATAGGGTTTAGTAAAGATTTAGTAGATTCATTTAATCCAGATGCTAAATTTAATTCGTTAACAAAGTCTTTTGGCGGTGTTTTAGATGGATTCCAAGCGTTTGAGGGCGCGTTAGGATTAGTTGGGGTTGAAGGTGAAGCCGTGCAAAAAACTATGCTTAAAGTACAAAGTGCGATGGCTTTATCTCAAGGTTTGCAAGGATTAGGAGAAGCGAGGGATTCATTTAAACAATTAGGTACGGTTGCGGTAAATGCTTTTAAAGGTATTAAAGGCGCAATTGCAGCAACTGGTATTGGTTTATTATTAGTTGCGGTTGGTACTTTGTATGCTTATTGGGACGACATAAAAGAAGCCGTTAGCGGTGTTTCAGATGAACAAACTAAATTAAATAAAAAAACGGAAGCTAATTTAAAAGCAGCCGAAGGAAAAGTAGACAGTTTAAACAAACAGGATAATATTTTAAAACTTCAGGGGAAAACAGAAAAGCAAATATTACAGTATAAAATAACTGAATTAGACACGACAATAAAAATAGCTGAAGCAAATTTAACAAATCAAAAAGCTACTAAAAAAGCACAATACGAAGCTTCAAAAGCAAACAAAGATATTTTAATGGGTATAATTAATTTTATTAATAAACCTTTGAAATTTTTACTTGAAACAGTAGATGCAGTTGGCAAAGCAATGGGGGAAAATTTTAATTTAACGTTAGCATTTTCAAAACAAGAAAGCGATTTTGCTAATTTATTTTTTAATCCAGATGCAATAAATACTGAAGGAGATGCAGCAATAAAAGAAGCTGAAAATAAATTATTAGAATTAAAAAATACGCAAGCTGGTTATAAATTACAAATACAACAAATAGATGTACAAGCGGCGGCAAGTTCAGTTAGTACCGCAAGCGGAGCGGCAAAAGAAATAAAAGATATTGCATTCGATTTAGAAGAAGAACGGATTCGTTTAATGAAAGACGGACAACAAAAAGAATTAGATTCGTTAGCGCTACAATATGCACGTAAAAAAAAGGAAACAGAAAAAGACGAAACAATTTTAGCAAAGGATAAAGAAAAATTATTGAACGGTTTAATAACGGGGCAAAAATCGGACGAAGCATTAATAAATGAAAAATACAGACTTTTAGAAAAGGACAAAGAAAAAAAAGCATTAGAAGACAAAATTAAACTTCAGGACGAACAATGGTACGCGCTTCAAAAAATAAAAAATTCACAACAGGAGCAAGAACTTTTAGATTTACAAATTGCATACGACAAAGAATATGAATTAGCAGTAAATAATGATATTTTACAAAAGGAATTAACTGATAAATTTAACAAAGATTCAGCGGCAATAAATAAAAAATACGCTGATGAAAAAAAGGCTGCAGATAAAGCCGCAGCAGATTTAAGAATATCAAATCAAGCAGCAGAAGACGCAAAAGATTTAGCACGTATACAAGCCAAAACGGATATGGCGTTAAAGATTGCTAAAACATTTTCGGACGTTTATAATTCTTTAAATGGTTTAATGAACGCTTCGGATAATGAAAGGTTAAAAGGTGTTGAAAAAGGTTCAAAAGCTGAAGAGGAAATTAAAAAGCGAATGTTTAAACGTGACAAAAAATTACGTATAGTTCAAACAATAATCGACACGGCTTCAAATGTAGTTACTTCAGTTCGTAATGGTGGTGGTATTCCAACGGGTATTCCGTTTGGTATTGCAGCCGCAGCAATGGGAAGTTTACAAATTGCGGCGATTTCCAAAGCTAAATTTCAAGGTGAAGACGGTGGAGGAGGAGGGGAAAGCCCAACGGCGCCTGCAGCAATGACCGCGCAATTTAACACGGTTGGAAATAACGGAATTAATCAATTAGCGCAATTACAACAACAGCCAACGCAAGCCTACGTGGTTAGCGGTCAAGTAACAAGCCAACAGGCATTAGACAGAAATAGGCAACAGAATTCAAGTTTATAAGTTAAAAAGATATGAAAAAGTTTGAAATAATAGAACTATTAATAGACGAAACAAAAGTAGAAATGGGAATAAACGCCGTTTCAGTTGTTGAAAGTCCAGCGATTGAGGAATTATTTGTAGTGTTAAACAAACACGAAGTAGAATTAAAAGAGGTGGACAACAAAAAGCGTATTTTAATGGGCGCGGCGTTGATCCCAAATAAACAAATTTACCGACGTGTAAAAGACAAAGAATTTTACATTTTTTTTAGCGAAGACACGGTTAGAAAAGCAAGCGAATTATTTTTAATGCGCTCAAACCAAAACAACGCTACAATCGAACATGAAAAGAAAATGCTCGAGGGTATGTCAGTAATTGAAAGCTGGATTATTGAAGACGAAAAAAAAGACAAATCAAATTTATACGGTTTTAATTTACCAAAGGGTACGTGGATGATTTCGATGAAAGTAAACAACGATGAAATTTGGAACAAGGTAAAAGCTGGTGAAGTAAAAGGATTCAGCATTGAAGGTTATTTTGTTGACAAATACGAAATGAGTTTACAAGAAAGCGAAGATGAAATTTTAATAGAAAAATTAAAAGAAATAATTGTAAATTATGAGAACACAAAGTAAATCAAGTCCGGTTGGGGGAAAGCGTGGGTGTTTATGTCCAAACGGTAAGTATAGTTCAAAATGTTGCGACGGTAGTTTACAAGCGCAAGGAATAGGGCAAACGGCAAGCATACCGCCACAAAATGTTACAGTAACAGAAACTAACGGAGTGCGTGTTACAGTGCGTCAAAACGGCTAAAAAGGGAACAAAACAAAAACGCTAAAGTTAATAAGTTAAATAAAGTAATATGAATACACGAAAAACGATTTACGAAAAGTTGTTTAGTAACGACGAAACGCAATTAGAAACGCACGAAGTAGATTTGGCATTAGCTGATGACATTAAAAAAGCGGTTGATGCTTCAGTAGCGTATAAAGATATACGCCAAAAGTCATGGAACAAAGCAAGCACGCCGTTAATTGCATTGTTTGATGTTTTACGCGCTGAATTAGGAACGGCACAAAGAGCAATGGAAGGGATTAACAGTTTAAAAGAAAAAACCAAAGCTTTAGGAGTTGAAATGCCGGCAAAAATGTTAGCAAACGAAAAAGTAATTGGAGATATTTTAAAAACAAGAAAAACAAAAGCAGATCAATTGAAGAAAATTTTAGATCAAATACCATCTTTAGTAAATTAATTATGAAAAATAGCCTAATAAACCAAATCAAAACTTTACTTGGAATGGAAGTAAAGTTGGAACAAATGATGTTAGCGGATGGAGTAACAGTTTTAGAAGCTGATGCATTCGAATCCGAAATGGAAATTGTAATAGTAACGGAAGACGATCAAAAAATACCGGTACCCGTTGGAGAATACGAAATGGAAGACGGTCGTATTTTAGTAGTAGAAAATGAAGGTATTATTTCCGAAATGAAAGAAATGGAAACGGAAGAGGAAGCTCCGGAAGTTGAAGAGGAAGTTGAAGTTGAAACGGAAAAGAAAGAGGAAATGGAAACCGCAAAAGCGGCGCCAAAGAAAACTATCGAAAGCGTAGTAAAAGAAACTTTCTTTGCAGAAATCGAAGCTTTAAAAACTGAAAACGAAATGTTAAAAGCGGAATTAGCAAAAATAAACGAGGTTACGGAAACAGAATTAAGCGAAGTAAAACCAATTTCTTTTAATCCTGAAAATGACAACCCGATAGAAATTACAAGGTTAGCAAGTAAAAAACCGCGTACAATTATGGATTCAGTTTTAGACAAATTAAGTAAATAATAATTTTAAAATAAAAAAAAATGAGTACAACTTTAGTATCAATTTCAAATGACGAATTACGTCAATTAGTTCAAACTTCAGTAATAAGTTCAGCAACTACATTAACTGCGGCGGATTCAGGAAAACATTTTTCTTTGAATGCAGCAGCAGGCGCACAAATTACTTTGCCAGCAGTAGCAACTTCAGCGGGTTTAAATTTCCGTTTTACAGTACAAGCGTTATTCGCAACTACAGCGTGGACAATTAAAGCAGCAACAAACGTAATCCAAGGTGGAGTAATTGTAAATTCAGTTAACGTACCGGGAGCAGATGAAAATACGATTACATTTTCGGCAAGTGCTGATACAATCGGTGATTATGTCCAATTAAATTGTGACGGCGTTAATTGGTATGTTTTTGGAAAAGGAACAACAGCAGCCGCAATTACATTAACAGTAGTTTAATTTTAAAAAATATATATAATGAAAAACATTAATTTAAGTACAACAACGTCAATTACAACGACGTATGCTGGTGAGTCAGCAGGGAAATACATCGCTGCGGCTTTGTTAAGCGCACCAACTTTAGAAAAAGGCGGTATTACTATTATGCCTAATGTGAAATTTAAGCAGGTAATTAAGCGTGTATCTACAGACGATATTATTCGTAACGCAACTTGTGATTTTGATCCAACAAGTACAGTTACACTAACTGAAAAAATTCTTCAACCGGAATCTTTTCAAGTAAATTTACAACTTTGTAAAACCGACTTTAGATCTGATTGGGATGCTATTCAAATGGGGTATTCAGCATTCGACGTATTGCCAAAATCATTTGCAGATTTCTTAATTGCGCACGCTGCTGAAAAAGTTGCTGCAGGTATGGAAACTTCGATTTGGTCAGGTGTTAATTCAACTGCGGGACAATTTGCAGGTATAATGACTCAATTAGACGTTGATGCAGCTTTACCAGCAGGTCAAAAAATTGCAGGTACTACTGTAACGGCTGCAAACGTTATTACAGAATTAGGTTTAATGATTGATGCTTTACCAGCGGCTTTGTACGGTAAAGAAGATTTAACTTTGTATGTTTCCAATAACATTTATAGATCTTATGTACGCGCATTGGGCGGTTTTGCTGCAGCCGGTGTTGGTGCAAACGGTTACGACAACAAAGGAACAAACCAAGTATTGAATGATTTGTATTTTGACGGTGTTAAAATATTTTTAGCTAACGGATTAGCTTCAAACACTGCATTATTGGCTCAAACTTCAAATTTGTTTTTTGCGACTGGTTTAATGAATGACATGAATGAAGTTCGTGTAATTGATATGGCAGAAAATGACGGATCTCAGAACGTTAGAGTAATAATGAGATTTACTGCAGATGTTAAATACGGATTTGCTTCGGATGTTGTTTCTTACGGAATTTAATTTTTAAAAAAATAATATTATGAGTTGCGATATAGCAGATGGAAGACTGGAAGCGTGCAAAGACGCGATCTCAGGGTTATTAAATATTTATTTTATTAATTACGGCGATTTACCAATGCCTACTTCGTCAAACCCAACATACGATGCCGTAAATACAGACGTTATTGAAAATTGGGTACCAGATGCACAATTAAGTTTATATAAATTTGAATTGAAAGGTGCTAACGGATTTGAACAAACTATCCAAACGTCGCGCGATAACGGAACTACTTTCTTTGAACAAGTATTAACAATACAATTAAAGAAACAAGACGCCGTAACGCATAAAAACGTTAAAATGTTAGCTTACGGACGTCCGAGAATTGTAGTTGAAACAAGAGACCATCAATACTTTTTAGCGGGGTTAGACCAAGGTTGTGACGTTACTGCGGGTACTGTTTCAAGTGGTACTGCGATGGGTGATTTTAACGGTTACAATTTAACTTTTACAGGTATGGAAAAAATACCGGCTAATTTCTTAGAATGTACAACCGAAGCTGAATTACAAGCAGTATTTAACGACGGTACAAACGATGCTTTAATAGTTACTTAGTAATTAAATATTACTTTATAAATTACCCTCGCTTTACAGTGGGGGTTTTTTATTTGGATCAAAAAATACATTTTACCGTTATATTAATATGATTGTTTTAACAACTGAATTAACGCCACAAACATTTAACTTAATTCCAAGAAGTTCAACTTTTGATTTAGTTCAAATTACAGATGAATTAACAAACAAAACGGTAGTAATTGATACGTACACTTTTACAGAGGGGGATTATTACAGTACGTTTCAATCGGAATTTAATTTAGTTGAAAATCGTTTTTATATTTTAACAATTAAAAACGGAGACCAAACAGTTTACAAAGATAAAATATTTTGTACTGATCAAAGTTTAGTTACCTTTTCCGTAAATAACGGTCAGTATGTTTCAAACAGTACAACAAATGAATTTATAGTTTATGAATAATATACACGTTTTAAATTTAAGTTCGTACACGACGCCCGTAATTCAGGAATCGAAGCGGGAAAATTGGGTAGAATTTGGAGAAGACAATAATTATTTCAATTTTTTAATAGACCGTTACACGAATTCAACGACGAATAACGCGATTATAAACAATATAAGTAGATTAGTTTACGGTCGTGGATTAAGTGCGTTAGATGCAAGCAAAAAGCCAAATGAGTACGCTCAAATGATGGCTTTATTTAATAGTGATTGTGTTCGAAAAATTGTTTTAGATCGTAAAATGTTAGGACAATTTGCAATTCAAGTACATTATTCGGCGGATCATAAAAAGATTTTAAAAGTTTACCATATACCGGTTAATTTATTACGTGCTGAAAAATGCAACAAAGAGGGGGAAATTGAAGCTTATTATTATTCCGATAATTGGTTAGACTTAAAAAAATATACGCCAAAAAGAATTCCGGCTTTTGGTTTTTCAAATGAAAAAATAGAAATATTATTTTGTAGACCTTATTCGGTTGGAATGAAATATTACAGTTACCCTGATTACCAAGGTTCGATTCCATACGCTTTATTAGAAGAAGAGGTCGCTGATTATTTAATTAACGAAGTTCAAAACGGTTTTTCGCCGACAATGGTGGTTGGATTTAATAATGGTATTCCAAGCGAAGAGCAACAAGAAATTATTGCAAGTAAAGTTAAAACAAATTTAACGGGTAGTAAAGGTTCAAAAGTAGTAATTGGATTTCATCAAAATTCAGAAAGCAAAACAACGGTTGACGCTATTCCATTAAACGACGCGCCGGATCATTACAGTTATTTAAGCGAAGAATGTTTACGCAAAATAATGTTAGGACACAATGTAACAAGCCCTCTTTTATTTGGAATTGCAACTTCGAGTGGATTTAGTTCGAATGCTGATGAATTAAAAAATTCAACAATACTTTTTGACAATATGGTAATACGACCATTTCAAGAAGAAATAATTGAATGCTTTGATAAAGTTTTAGCGTTTAATGGAATTGCATTAAAGTTATTTTTCAGAACATTACAACCGTTGGAATTTGTAGATTTAGAAAACGCGTTAACGGAAGAACAAGTAATCGAAGAAACAGGAACGGAACTAAGTAAAATAAATACTGATTTAGAGGAAATTTTAGCTGAAGTAGATGCAAACCAATTAAACGAAAATTGGATTTTAGTCGATGAACGCGAAGATTCAGAAAACGACGAAGATTTAGACCTGCAACTAATCAAAGCCGAAAGCGATTTAGAACCAAAAACAACGCTTTTAAGCAGGTTTATTAACTTGGTGCAAACAGGAAGCCCACAACCGAAATTAAAGAGCGTACAGGATAAAAAAGTAAGTGACTTAAAATATTTTAAAGTACGGTATAAATACACGGGAAATAAAAACCCCGAAAGAGATTTTTGCCAAGCAATGATGCTAAAAGAAGATCGTTTATTCAGAAAAGAAGATATTGACGCAATGAGTAAACGCGCGGTTAATCCTGGTTGGGGTGAATTTGGAGCAAATACCTACGATATTTTTAAATTCAAAGGCGGTGCAAGGTGCCACCACAAATGGAGCCGGGTAACTTTTATGCTGAATTTAAATGAAATTGAAAAAGGATATGCGGAAATAGGAACGCGAGCGGCTGAAATAAAAGGTTACAAAGTTACAAACCCTTATCAAGTTTCGTTTTACCCAAATCAATTACCGTTAAAAGGATTTAGCCCAAACAACCCAAATACAGGTGGAAAAATGTTAAAAGAAAACCAAGAATAAATGGCTGAAGCATTATTAATAACACGAAACGACGTTGTTAAATTTACAGCGTTAAACGGTAACGTAGATACTGATAATTTTATTCAGTGGGTAAAGATCGCACAGGATATTGATATACAACGAGTTTTAGGAACGCAATTACTTCAAAAATTACAAGCTGAAATTATTTTAGCTTATTCAGGAATACCAACCGCAATTTCAATTAGTAACGCGGGAACGAGTTATGCAACAAGTACAGCAAACACGACAACGGCGTCAGTAAGCACCGGAGCGGGTTTAACGTTAGATATTACAGCCGTTGGAGGATTGGTTACAGTTGCAGATATTGACGTTGCAGGAACGGGCTATAAGATAGGAGACACTGTAATAATTGACGGCGGTAATGACGACGCGGAAATTACAATAGATTCACTTTATACGATACCAACAGATTATAATAATTTATTAGTTACGTACATTAAACCGATGTTAATTCACTTTGCAATGTCTCAATTTTTACCATTTGCAGCATATACAATTGCAAACAAAGGAGTTTACAAACACAATAGCGAAAATTCGACTAACGTAGAAAAAAACGAAATAGATTATTTGGTACAAAAGGAGTTAATGATCGCGCAAAATTACGCTGAAAGATTTATCGATTATATTAGTTTTAATAATGATTTATTTCCGGAATACAATACTAATTCAAACGGGGATATGTTTCCAAGTACACAAAACAATTTTACAGGATGGTTCATTTAAAAAAAGTTTACACGCCAAAGGCTGAAAACGTAAAAAAATTAAAGGCATATTTAGTTAAATTAAATAAAGAAAAAAATGGCAAATAGTAACGGTTGGGGAGATGGAGCCGCAAACAATGCTATTGGATGGGGACAAGGCGCAAACAACGCGATTAGTTGGGGTAAAAGTCAAATTAGTAGCTATGCGGGTTTAACAGATATTACTGGAATACCTTCTACGGACGCAGATGCACAAGCATTCATTACAGCGGCTGCAATAACAGACCCTACACAACAAGCGGCAATCAATACTTTGGTAGTTGACTTGAAAGGGTATGGTATTTGGACTAAATCAAAAGCTTTGTATCCATTTGTTGGGGGAACGGCTACAAGTCATAAATTTAATCTTAAAGACCCACGCGATTTGGATGCTGCATATAGAATATTTTGGAACGGCGGGGTAACTCATTCAAGTAATGGAGTTCAATTTGGCGGTGTTAATGGGTGGGGTAATACTTATTTAAACCCTACAACTGCATTTACTGTTGATAATAATGTTCATTTAAGTTTTTATTCAAGAACAAATGTAAATACAGCTGAAGTAGAAATAGGAAGTGCCGTGGCTGCAAGTGGGTCTTATTTAATGTTAGAAATAAGAACAACTGGCACAACTTATTTTATAATGAATAGAACTACCGCTTTTGCTACTGCATTAGATACAGATTCAAGGGCGTTTTATATTGGGAATAGAATAGGAACATCTGAAAAAGGATTTAAAAATAATAGTAATGTAGTTTCAATAACAAATACTGCTTTAACAAGACCTAATTATAATTTCTATTTAGGTGCGGTAAATGCTGCAAATACACCTTTATTTTATACATCTAAAGAATCAGCTTT